TGGAAGCGCTAAACCTTATAAGGAAAGCGAACAAGATGGTACTAGTAAACAAACGGATGAAAAAGGAAATGAATTTTTAGTGCGTTATAAATACAGCCCAGAAAGATACAGCGCAAACTCAAGACCGTTTTGTAAAAAGATGGTAGATGCTAAAAAGGTTTACAGAAAAGAAGATATTATAGCAATGGATAAAAAGGTTGTAAACGCTGGTTTTGGTAAAGGAGGTTCTGATACTTACTCAATATGGCTTTATAAAGGCGGTGCAAGATGTCAGCATAAATGGCTTCGTAAGACTTTTGTCCGTAAAGAAGGTGGTAAAGGCTTAGGAGATGCAATAACAACAACAAAAGCAAGGTCAAGAGGTTTTAAGCCAGAGGCTAACGCACAGAAAGTACCAGTAGCACCAAAGGATATGAAGTATAAAGGCTATACTGCTGAATATTGGAACAAAATAGGATTTAAGAATTAATATGGCTACAGCATTATTTATAACACAACAAGATTTAGTAAGAAATAGTATTATTTCTGGAAGCACTGATTATGACAAAATAATTCAATTTGTTAAAATCGCTCAAATCATTGATATCCAGAACTTATTAGGAACGGATTTATACAACAAAATTAGTGCGGATATTATATCTGGAGCTGGTGGTGGTACTGGTTTAACTGGTAATTATTTAACTTTAGTTACAGAATTTGTGCAGCCCACATTAATATGGTTCGCTCAGATGAATTACATCCCATTCTCAGCTTATTCTATTACTAACAAGGGAATCCTAAAAGGCTCAAGTGAAACAGCACAAAACGTAGATAAAAACGAAGTAGATTATTTAGTAGGTAAGGCAAGGGAATACGCTAATTATTATTCAACTAGGTTAGTGGATTATTTAATATTTAACGATAATTTATTCCCAGAGTATAACTCAAATAGTGATGAGGATATTAGTCCAGATACAGATACAACTTTTAAAGGCTGGGTCTTATGAAGTATAAAGTAAAAGAAACTAATCTCATTAAGCTAAAGAAATATATTGATGAGTCATTAAAGGAAGAATTAAATAAAAAAAATAAAAAAATTAAAATATGAGCTGGGGCAAAATATATAACACATCTTGGTGGGGATTACCAGAAGAAGACGGATGGGGAGGCATTTATTATGATTATGCAAACCCAAGCCCAACTCCTTTCTTTGAGGTTTTAGCAGAAAATGGAGATTTTTTACTTACAGAACAAAACATAAATATAACTTTAGAATAAAATAAAAAATTATGGCAAATAAAAAATTTAGTGAATTTACTTTAAAAACCGACCCGGCTAATGTTGATTTTGTGGTTGGTTATGACGGAACAGATAATGTCCGTATTGACCCAGCCAACTTAGGGGGTGGTTCCGCTGGATTAGTGTCTGGTACTGGCTCTGATTCAATGGCTTCTGATGCAAGTTTAACTCCCTCTGGAAACGCTGCAATTGCTTCTGGTGTTAGGTCAATAGCCTTAGGAGCAGATTCTCCTTTTGGTGGCACAAATCCTCAATGTGAAGCAAACAGTCAAGACGCTATTGCTGTTGGAACTTCAGCGTTTGCAAGTGGTTTGAATTCAGTCTCTATTGGAAATATAGCAAAGTCAAGAGATTATGATATTAGTATAGGTAACAACTCTGGAAGATATACGTCTGGCGGTGGAAACAATGTTAGAATTGGTAGTTCAGCTTCAATGTTTTCTTCCACTTTTAGTGTGTTTATTGGCAACCAAAGTGGACAAAACGCGAATAACGGTAATTATAATGCTGGTGTAGGTGCTGATAGTTTAAAACAAACTACTGGAAATAACAACGTTGGCATTGGATTTGAAGCTGGAAAAACGTTATCATCTGGAACTAATAACACTTTAATTGGCTCAAACAGTTCGCCTAGTGTTAACACTATTAGTAATGAAATAACCTTAGGAGATTCAAGTGTTTCAGCATTAAGATGTGCTGTAACTACAATTACATCTTTATCTGATGAGAGAGATAAATCAGAAATAAAAGATTTAGAATACGGATTAAATTTTATTGATAGCTTGCAACCAAGAGAATTTGTTTGGGACAATAGAGTTGAAACAAAACAGCAACCAGTTTTTGATGAAAACGGAGAAGTAGAAATTGATGAAAACGGAGAAGTTGTTAATGAAGATGTAGAATTTTATTCAGCAAACAAAGGTAAAAAAGACTTTGGTTTTATAGCACAAGAAGTTAAAGAACTAGATAATGATACTTTACGATTAGTTTATAGCGAAAACCCAGAAAAATTAGAAATCAGCTATGGCAAACTAGTACCAATTTTAGTTAAAGCAATACAAGAGTTGAAAGCAGAAGTAGATTCACTAAAACAAGTGTAAATACATCTATAAAACAAAGAGTAAATTATGCAAGACCCTATATTAGCTTTAATACCAAGTGGCTACAAAGCTCCTAGACTTTACTCAATACTTCCTAGCAATGCGAGTGGGGATTTTACATTAAATAGAGACACCGTAGGCACAAGAGTTCGAAAAGATGGGCTTTTAGAGACCCTTTCGGCTGATGTTCCGCGTTTAGATTGGTTAAACAGTGATTGTCCTAACTTAATTTTAGAAACAGACAGAACTAACTTAACTACATATAACCAAGATTTAACAAACGCAGACTGGATTAAATCTAATAGCCCAACGGTTACAGCTAATCAAATTGTAAGCCCTACTGGGGAGTTTAATGCAGATAAAATTGATTTTGGGACTGGCGTTTCATTAATTACAAATAATGCAACTGTTGTAAATAGCCAAAGTTATGCTTTATCAATTTATTTAAAAGGAGAAGAGGGCGGGGAACAAGTGCAAATTGATTTTAAAAACAGCTCAGATCAAGGGGTATCTGGAACTTTATTTACCCTTACTAATCAATGGGAAAGATATTCGGTTGTATTAACATCAAATCAAACATCTTTAGGGTTACAGTTAAGAACACTAAACCTTACAGAAACCCAAACTATATACGCTTGGGGCGCTCAACTAGAATTAGGAGGTTATGTATCAAGCTGTATTAAAACAGAAGCTACTTCGGTAACAAGATTAAAAGATTCTATTATTACATCCTCTACTAGTTTATTTAATTCTAAAGAAAGTACATTTTTTGTTGAAATGGCTTCTTTTTCAAATACTCAAGCAAATAATAACGGTATTGAATTGTCTGGTAATAGCGGTCAAGATAGAATTACTATACAATATGATACTGCAAACAATCAAATAAGATGTGACGTTAGAGTGGCAACCTCAGCTCAAGCAATAATAACAACTCAAAGTTTTGATGTTACTAATTTTAATAAAATAGCTATAACATACAAGTTTAACGAAGTTAAGTTTTATGTAAACGGTCAATTAATTGGGACAGACACAAGTGTTAATTTATTTGCTCCAGGTGCTTTAACTCAAGTTAGAAGTACAATTGCGGATATAGCTAGCACACCATTTTTTTTACAAGCTAAAATAAAAGATTTAAGGGTTTATAACGAGGCTTTAACACAGTCAGATTCAATAAAACTTACAACAATATAAAAAAATATTTATGAAAATTGGTAAGTACGAATTTAAAGATAAAGAGACAGCTGAAAGCAAAATAAAAGGATTAGGCACATCAATAGACGAAAACGGAAATGAATATCCTACACACCCTCATACTGTTGTAAAGCTAGGGCGTATCACATTAGTAAAAGCAGAGTACGACGAACAAGGAAAAGAGATAAAAGCAGCTGTTTTAAGCGATAAATATCATTTAGATGTGTTATTTAAAGGTATTGATAATCATCCTTACGGTTGGAAGTCTAGCGCTGTAGGTAATATAGATAATAACGGAGTTCACTCTTTTTATGGAGTTGATTATTTAACACATAAATTCTAATGTCAGTACAAGATTTAAAAATAGGCATATTAAACGCTATTTCTTTAGGGATTAGTTTTACTCACGTAGAAAACAGTTTAAAGGTTATATTATTACTTTTGTCAATAGGATATACAGCACAAAAGATATATGAAACGCACAAAAAAAAGAATGACTAAAAACTTTAGTATAGGAGAGTTTGAATGTAAATGCGGCTGTATAATGCCAGACGATGTTTTGTACAATATAGTTAAACTTGTAAATCAATTACAGACCATTAGAGATATAATTAAGACACCTATACAAATTAATAGTGCTTATAGATGTGAAGCACATAATAAATCGATTGGTGGTTCTAAAAACTCTCAGCATATACTTGGTAAAGCTGCTGATATTGTTGTTAATGGTTACGACCCTTCACTTGAAATACTACCTTTAATTGAAGAACTAATAAACGAAGGTCAAATACTTCAAGGGGGTTTAGGGGATTATAAGAACTTTACTCATTATGATATTAGAAAAAATAAAGCTCGCTGGTAATGAAAAAAATACTTGAATTTTTAGGAGGCAATGTAATTAAAGAAATTGGCGGTATAATAGACAACTTATTTACTAATGATGAGGAACGTATAAACGCTAAGAACAAGATAATTAAAGTATTAAAGGAAAAAGAACTAGAGCTGCAAAAAATGCAGACTGATATAATTATTGCAGAGGCTAAAGGAAATTGGTTGCAAAGAAGTTGGAGGCCTATACTTATGCTTTCATTTGGGTTTATAGTTATTTATGTAAAGTTCCTAGCGCCTTTGTTTGGGTTTACAATACCGCCTTTAGAGAATGAGTTTTGGAACTTACTACAACTTGGAATAGGTGGTTACGTTGTAGGGCGTTCTGCTGAAAAGATAGCTAAAAGCGTCACATTTAAAAAATAAATTTTTTTATTTAAAATAAAAGATATAACTTTGAGCCATTTATTATTAGAATGTGTTTATAGTTTTCTAAGAAATTATATATAAATATATTTCTAAAAATATAGATAAAAAAAATCTAAATAAATAGATAAGACTTTTGAGTTATATTCAAATGCCAAAAAAGAAAACCTTAAAATATTGGAAGACTAAGATAGATAAGGTATTTCACGAATATATAAGGCGTAGGGATGCTGATAATAATACTGGTTATTGTAATTGCATAACTTGTAATAAGGCTATACACTTCACAGAAAGCGATGCTGGACACTTTATATCAAGAGGCAAGCTATCAACTCGCTATGACGCTAGAAACGTTTATTCTCAATGTAGAAAATGTAATAGGTTTGAATATGGTAGGCAGTACGAATACTCTTTAGCATTAGGTGAGCAACTATCAGAAGAATTACTAATAAAGTCAAGGGAAATATGTAAACGTTCAGAAGATGAATGGTTAGATATATTTAATAATTATAATACTAAATTAATAGAATTAAAAAAGCTGCAAAATTTTTAAGTTTCATATATAGTACTTATATTTGTTTTAATAATGTTTGTTTTGTTTTGTTTTAAAGAACCTTCCAGAAATGGGGGGTTTTTTTTGTTTATAATTTGTTTTATTATTAATTTAAACAAAACATTATGAATTTATTTGAAAGATTAAAAGACAACTACAAAGAAGAATTAACTAAAAAGAATATTGTGTACCCAGCCTTAGTAGGGTATATAGTAGACACTTTAGAAGAAAACACTTACATTAGAAATCTATTATATGGGGATGTAATGGATTTACAGTCATTATTACAAACTGAGAGAAGCCCTTACGAACTATTTAACGAGGTTTAAGATGACATATTCAGAAGACGTAAACAGAATAGCAAGTAATGATACTATTGATTTTTTAAATATGAGAATCAATGCACTAGAAGAAAGAATAGAATTTTTAGAAGCACAAAACGAAATTTTAAATAAACAACAATGAATAAACAAAAACTAACAGATTTGTATAAGAAATACAATCTAACAAAAGAAGACTTTTTTAAACATCAACACTATACTATTATAACAAGAAACGGTGTAGATAAGATACAAGCCTTAGAACAGATGTCTGTAAACTATGAAGTGATAAGGTGCGAGCCTAACTATGCTGTATTTAAAGCAATAGCATCTAAAGATGATAAACGTATAGAAACTTTCGGTAGTGCTTTCAAAGGAGCTACTTACAAAGATGGTAACACTAATTCTTGGTACGTAGCAGAAATGGCAGAGAAAAGAGCGATGTCAAGAGCTGTTCTAAAACTTACTGGATTCTATGAATTAGGAGTCTTTGGAGAAGACGAATCCGAATCATTTAAAAAACCTACACAAATAAAAACCCTTTAATATATATAAATATGAGTGCATTAATTAATTTTAGTTTAGATGTGGCAGCATTGCCAAAAGAGAAATTCGTATCAGCTAAAAATGGTA